CTCAATTGATCAAGGATTTAAAAGCATATGAGGCTTTGTAAAAGCACACTAAAAAGCAGACGAGAAAGGATTATGACAAAATGATTGAATTAAACAGGATTTATAACGAGGATTGCTTGGAGGGGATAAAACGAATTCCTGATTGTCAACATCAATTTTTCAATAATTACAAACACATTACAATTAACGAAAATTCGAACAATGCTATTGACATTTAATGAATATTCGATAAGATATAGTTAAGTTTTCAAAAATCCGAAAACAATAAATCGAAAGGAGAAAAGTATGTATTCGAATGTTAAAGCAGAACTCGCAAGGCAGAATCTAAGCGTCGTCGATTTATCGAACAAGACCGGAATTAGGTATCAGACGCTTATTGAGAAGTTGAACGGAAAGTACCCGTTAACGCTTGATGAGGCTAAGAATATCAAGGCAGCTCTGGGAGTTGATCTCTCAATGGAAGAACTGTTCGCGAGGTCAGTATGAGAGCCAGGAGGAGACATTTATGGCAAATATTTACGAATTAACAGAATCAATAAGACTGCTCTGGGATCTCATGGATCAGGGAGAACTGGACGACGATGTTCTCAAAGACGCCATGATGAACTCGCAGGAAGACCTGAAGGATAAGCTGGAAGGCTACTGCAAGTTCATTCGTCAGATGGAGTCGGATGTTGACGGCATCTCTGCCGAGATCAAGAGACTTCAGGACAGGAAGGCAGTTCTCAAGAACACGATCGAGAGATCCAAGAAGGTCATGCAGATGGCTATGGAGACAGCCGGTGAGAAGAAGGTCAAGGGTCAGATCTTCACCATCTCCATTCAGGCTAATCCCGAGAGTGTAGTCCTTGACGAATCGTACATCGAGAACATTCCACCAAAGTATTTGAAGGTTAAAGACCCCGAGATCGATAAAGCGAAGCTCAAGGAAGACCTGAAGAACGGAGTCAACCTTGAAGGTATCGCTCATCTCGAACAGAACTACGGCTTGAGAATTAGATAAGAAGGAGGCAAAAATGGCAATTCCTATTCAGACAGGCAAGATCGAGACAGCTAAGAAAGTCGTGATCTATGGTCCCGAGGGTATCGGCAAGTCTACTCTGGCTTCGAAGTTCCCTCGCCCGGTATTCATCGACTGCGAAGGTTCCACCAATGAGCTCGATGTCAGCCGCTATCCTGCTCCACTCGCTTGGGACGAGATCCTTGCATTTATAGACGATGCGGTCGAGAACCACACCTGCGACACGCTTATCATCGACACGGCTGACTGGTGTGAGCAGTTCTGCACCCAATTTACATGCGACAAGCTGAACGTCAAGAACATCGAAGACATCGGTTACGGTAAAGGATATCAGTATCTCGCCCAGAACTTCACAGAGCTCTTGAAGAGATGCGATGTCCTGCTCGCCAACGGAATCAACGTGGTCTTCACAGCTCACGCTCAGATGAGGAAGTTCGAGCAGCCGGACGAGATGGGAGCCTATGACCGATGGGAGATGAAGCTCTCGAAGAAAAACGCTCCACTCTTGAAGGAATGGGCTGATCTGGTCCTTTTCTGCAATTACAAGACAACCGTGATCACGGATCAGAAGACCAATTCCAAGAAGGCAACAGGCGGAACACGAAAGATGTTCACCACTCACCATCCCTGTTGGGATGCGAAGAATCGCTACGGACTGCCCGAGGTCATGGACATGGACTTCGAAGGCATCGCGCACCTCTTCAAGGGTCCTACTGTGTCTATTTGCCCAGCACCTGAAGGCAAAGAAATGGACTGGACGGACGGGATCACGAAGAAACTTCCCAAGGTGAAGACCAAGACATCAGATCCGTTCGAACTGGCTATGGTCGTTAATGGTCTCACCTTGGAACAAGTACAGGCATTCTCGGAGGCGAAGGGTAACTTTACGGGGATCGACCCATTGGAATACCCGAAGAAATACAAGGATGTTCTTATGAAACTCGATAACATCGAAAAAATAAAAAAATTCGTAAAGGAGAACGAAAATGGCTAAGGAAAGAATCACAGAGGTAGATCAGGAATTGGATTGGGACTGCGGCATCGGTGCAGATGTTCAGACAGGAAGAATCAAACTTCCGCCTGTCGGTGACTACGACTTCACAGTGACGAACTTTGAGAAGACGATCTCTAAGTCCGGCAATAAGATGGCGAAGCTCACTCTCGCTCTAGATGTGAACGGACAGGTCTACTTGAGGGACGTTTATTTGGTGCTAACAACAAACGCCCTCTGGAAGATCGCGGAATTTCTCGAGTGCGTAGGCCTCAAGAAGAAGGGCGTCGATCTTCCGCAGATTCCTTGGGACAAGGTCCTCGGTTCTGAAGGCCGATGTTCTCTGATTCATGAGGAACGCAACGGTTCGCAGGTCGGAAGTGTCAACATGTTCCTTGAGAAGAAGCCGACAGAGGCTTCCAAGTCAAAGACAGCACCCATTGATGATGACGATATGCCCTTCGAGCTCTGATGCCGTATGGACGATCTGAAAAATTTACAAGACGCTTTATATTCCATAAAGCCTTTAGATCTGACTTATGAAGAGTGGCTGAACGTAGGTATGGCACTCAAGGATGAGGGTCTTACCTGCGATCTCTGGGATGATTGGTCGCGGTCTGATACCAGGTACGAGAATGGTGTCTGCGCGAAGAAGTGGGACACGTTCTCCGGCTCCGGTGTCGGAGTCGGAACGATCTTCCACTACGCGGAGACATATGGTGGTTGGTCGCGAAGTCGTGACCTAGACTGGGACGATGGTATATACGAAAGTGATTACTATCGCGACGTGCTCGACACCGAGAAAAAACCGGACGAGCAGCCGTGGGAGATGACACTCCGCTACATCGAGACTATGTATCAGCCCGATGAACCGGTGAACTTCGTAGTCAATTCCGAGTTCCAAGAAAAGAGAGGCAAATGGACACCGATCGGGAACGGAGCTGTCCGCAAGGCAAAGGACATCATCAAGGATCTCAAGAAGTACAAGGATATCGAGTATGCTTTTGGCACGATCAACACCGAAGCAGGTGCATGGATTCGCCACAACCCTTCCACAGGATCAAAGGATGAAGATGTAGTTCGGTTTGAACATGTTCTTGTTGAATCCGACAACCTCTCCATTGAAGAACAGAAGAAGCTGCTCATCAATCTGAAGCTGCCGATCACGGCCTTGGTCGATTCCGGTGGCAAGTCCGTGCACGCTCTGGTCAAAGTTCAGGCAAAGGATACTCAGGAGTACGACCAGAGAGCGAAGTTCCTCTTCGACTATCTCTCGAAGCATGCATTCATCGTGGACAATGCCAACAAGAACCCTTCGAGGTTGTCCAGACTTCCCGGAGCCATGAGAAAGGGGAACTGTCAGACCTTGCTTGCTACCAATATAGGTTGTTCTTCATGGGAAGATTGGCTTGACGAGCTGGCAGGCATAAATGACGACTTGCCGCCGATACTGGACTTCTGGGATCAGATGCAAGATCCTCCGCAGCTCTCTCCGGAGCTGATAGGTGGAATCCTTCGAGAAGGCAACAAGATGATCATCACGGGCGAGAGCAAGGCAGGTAAGACATGTCTGTCTCAGGAACTTGCAGTCTGCATCGCAGAGGGCAAGCCGTGGCTGGGTAAGTTCAAGTGCGAGCAAGGCAAGGTCCTGTATATGAACTTGGAAGTTGAAGAGGCTTCTTTATTCTATCGCTTCAAGACCATCTATGACGCTAACGAATGGAAGATAGGAACAAATTCTCACAACATCCACACCTGGAACTTAAGAGGCAAGGCCCTGCCGCTGAATAAGTTGGCCGATAAGGTGATAAGGCGGTGTAGAGGACAGAACTACAAGCTGATCATTCTTGATCCGCTCTACAAGGTGCAGCAGGGCGACGAGAACAGCGCAGAAGCCATCAGTCTGTTCTGTAATTCCCTTGACCGCATAGCGCACGAGACAGGCGCAGCGATCGTGTACGACCATCATCATCCGAAGGGGTCTTCAGGCGACCGCAAGATCATAGACCGTGGCTCAGGCTCCGGAGTGTTTGCGAGAGATGCAGATGCGATATGCGATCTGTCCTTCCTGTCGCCGAGTAAGGAGCTCTTAGAGGTGGTCGGTAGTCAAATTCAGAGCGGAGAGAAGCCGATGCAGATTGCCTTCGTGCTAAGGGACTTCAAGGACGTCGAACCTATCAATATCTGGTTTAAGTTCCCGGTGCACCATGTGGATTCCGCCAACTTGCTCGAGGGAGCTCCGTTAGAAGGAAGTAAGGAAGACTATTTGAGTCGCAGCTCAAAGAGGACTGCGGAATCTGAAAGAAGAGAAGCCATCAGGCGTCTGTTTAACGCTTGTGAGCAGAACGGCATAGCGAGCATCGCCGAGATGATTGCTTATGCAAACGGAGATCCGTCAGAGGCATCTATCAGAAGATACATTAAGGAGTTTGACGATGAATATGAGATCTTCAAAAGGGGATTCATTCGCAAATCTGTCAATTCTTTCACATCGTGATTCTCCTATGACAGAAAAGTTTCAGTCATAGGGAAAATTTCCCTTTGAAAGTGACAGAAAAGTTTCAGTCAAAGTATATATAGTGAAAGTGACAGATTATCCGTCAATGTATGTGACAGAAAAGGAATCAGCGGTCGCTCCGCTGCTGATTCTTTTCACAGTCACTATAGGGCCTTTGACAGCGTTTCTTCCAAAGGAGGTGACAGATTTATGATTAGCGCTACTCAATTTAACAAAATCTACGACCAGCACCGTCAAGTCCTCAAGGCCGAAGCCAAGAGAATAGCTGACAGTTCCGTCGCAAGAGCTTGGCTAAACAAGAACGTTGGCAAGACAGATCCCATCGAGTGTCTTGAGGTGGCTCTCAGATGCATATATGACCTGACGGGTGACGAGACGATGCTGATAAACGCACAGAAGATACAGGAGGCAAGACATGACATTTTCCCAATTTGAGATGGATCAACGAGGAATGGAAGATTTGAGTAATGCGATAATACTACAGGCAGTCAAGGACTATCGTAGTGCCCTCGCTGGTGGTTCTGTAAACGGTCGCGATAGTAAAACTGTTATCGCAGACTGTGAGAGGTTCTTCCAGTCAGAGTGGTTCAATAGTCTTACGAAGATGGATTGCAATTACCTCATGAAGAACATAAGGAAAGAATTTGAAAAAAGAAAAGAGGATTGAATCATGACAAAAATTCATTATTGCTGCAGCAACTGCGGAAAGCAAGAAGTCACCAGCACAAAAGCTGGAATTCCTCATGGAATGTACTCACTTGGCTATCGTGCTATAGGTTCTGCTCTTTACTGCCCTCAGTGCGTAGAGACTTGGAAAGAGAGGAACGGAGAAGACTTTGACGAGCAGATCGCGAACCCTACCACTCTATTCGCCCAGTGGTGGAACAACCTTCTTTGGGACATTACGAGGTGACGATCAGATGGTGATTAATATCAGACTGGATGGGAACCCGTCATCCGTCACTCAACAGCAGAGGGGCGAGACGATCATCAATGGACACATCCACCACTACGAGAAGAAGAATGTCAGAGAATCAAAGAACGCTCTAAGGCGGCAGCTCAAACCATACGCACCCAAGGAACCGCTCACCGGTCCGATATCTCTCAAGGTGGAATGGCGATTCGAATTGAAGCGGTGCCGGAAGAGGGCATGGAAGGTCACGAGAGCAGATTTGGACAATCTTGAGAAGGGTCTGCTCGATGTCCTGACTGATATGAACTTCTGGCGCGATGATGCTCAAGTCTGCATAAAGCAGACATGCAAGAAGGAAGTCCCACCCGGAGAAGGGTTCCTTGAGATAGAGATTAGACAGATCGGAGGTGATCAATCTTGACCGATAAACAGTACAGCGCTCACGAGTGGTTGAACAAGGCTTACTGGCTTGAGAAGACGGAGCTCAAGTCGAAGATCGATTACGCAGAGAAGTGCAAGCCCGACGATGGTGCGATCGATTACTCAAAGGAAAGAGTTCAGAATGGGTCGTTCGGGGCACAGGAAGATAGGCTCAACACATATGCGATGGCCTGTGATGTCGTAGACAAGACCAGGGCGAGGATTGAGAAGATCAGACAGATCAGACAGGAGGCCATTGAGAATATCTCGTCATCCCGACAGAGGACTCTGCTCACTTATCGCTATCTTAACCAGTATTCCTGGAAGCAGATCAGTGGCGAGATGCACTACGGGAAGACGCAGCTTGACAGGATATGGAAGGGCGCTCTTGATTCCGCATACGAGTTTATCAAGGAGGAGGAAGTGAC